AACCACCTCGAATTGGATTGATAGGTGGCGGTGCATTACTCTTTCTCACAGCAGGCTTAGGTGGTTCTGGGGCTTTTTCAAGCCTTGCTTCCAATTTCCCTAGCTCTCTTAAAGCGCTTGCAGTAGATAATCCGCTAATCTTTTGGGCAATTTCGGGATTCTCAGCCAGATGGTAAAGAATCTGTGGTCCGACATCGCTCTCTAAAATAGCGTCCCTGATTTGGTCGGATACAACCACATCGCTAGATGCAATCATTTCCTCATAATCAGGCAGTTCACTTTTCGCTGCTTCTAACTTAGTCTGCCAAGAGGTCATAACTTTCTGGCGTTCTTCGTTAGCTTTGCGTTCAGCTTCTGCTCTATCCCTGTTCTCAAGCGCTTTAGCAGTCGAGTATTCTGCCAATGCTTTTGCATATTCAAACGCATCGGTAAAATCGCTCGGCTGTGGCTCTCTATTCTTGTCCTCGACCTTCACAGGCTGATTCTTAGTCTCAAGAGCCGATAAACGTGCTTCTAATTCACTAGCTCTTTGACGCTCTCGTTCAGCTTCCTGACGAGCCAATTCACGTTGCTTCGTTAACTCAGAAAAACGTCTTTCAAGTTTCGGATTGGGCTTTTTCTCACCCTCCTCTACTGGTTTGGGTTGCTCTGGTTCACTCTGCTGTTCCTCAACAATCGGAGTTTCCTCAACGACTTCGGGTTCAGTAGCTAAACCGAGCTTGTTCGCCATGAACTCACCCAGATTCTCGCTTGTAACTACGTTACTTGCTTCTCTCTCACTTGACATAGGATTTCCCTAAGAATTTACCCCGTATACCTCACGGGTAAGGTTTTGGGCAATATAGCCCGAAATCATATCTCTGTCAATTTTATTGCCGATTTGGCAATATAGACCTGTCCGCTGCGTTTATCGCTGAATACTGCTCTTGGTTTCTAGCCTGAATCTCACGCTCAAGTCTGGCTGTGTCCATGTGGTGGAGCAGTAAATCAGAAATAGCCTCAATTTCGCTCTTGTTCTGGCTTGTGATGGCCTTGGTGTTCACATCATGCACCCTTGCCTCAAGCATAGCTTCGGTGTTGTGGGCTTTCGTTGTCTGGCGCATGAGTTCACGTTGTGTCTCGGCCTGTTGTTTGACTTGCTCGATGTCCTGTCTTTGCTTCATCGCCAACTGCATTGCCTGCATTTGTTGTTGGGCTTGTTGAGCTTGGGCTTGAGCCTGTTTAATCATCAACTGGGCTTGTGGTGGGATGTCTGAGTGCTCGTCAATCTGACTGAGCGGGTTCATCGCTGCGAGTCGATCTGCAATCACCTCAGCGCCTGGAAAGTCCATATTTCTAAAGACAAGATCGCCAGCTACGTTAAAGAGCTCAGGTTTGGCCAAAAGAGGCATCATCGCATCTACCGCCTCTTGGCGCTTGGAGTTGTAGCCTGGACCTGTTTCCATCACCACATCGTATTGCCCAACAGTCACGTCATTAAGCACCCGTCCTACTGCGCTAATCTCGTTGATCGTGAGAATATCGGGTTTGCCGTCATCCCCGATAATTCTCATGGTGCGCTGGGCATCGTAAATCTTGGGGATTAGGTCTAGGATGATCTTGCCAACATGAGCGATCGACTTGGTAAGGTTGTCGTACAAGTCAAAATTGGTAAGGTCAACTTGCATTTGCTGACCATTAAGCGCCTTACCAGACATATTGCCAGGCAATTGTTGACTAGGATCATAAATACCGATGATCGTAGCCATATCATTGTTAATCTCTTGCGCTGCCGCCATCACACCCGCAGGAGGAGGTTCTGGCTGAAGTCTTTGAGGTGGTGGCGCAGGATTACCGTCAATATCGGTCTGTTTATAACGCAGAGTCGCCATTGACTTGATGTTCGCAGCCGCCCAATCAAGCTCGTGACCCTCATCCTGACCCTCTGCCATGATCCATTTGGCCTTGGGAGCAAGCGCTACAGACTCGGTGAGTGAAGTCACCCAGAAGTTATACATTCTCTGAGCGTCTTTAGCATGACGAACCATGCCGAACTTCTTACGTTTATCCCCGATAACCACATGACGACCGTAGACAGGGACAATTGGAATGTAATATCCAGCCCAGTCTCGCTCCTCAAGCACTTCAATGGCAGTGAGTTTTTTCCATTTAATCGTTTTTTTGACCGAATTACGCTCGTCAAGAATCTCTAATCCTGCTCTAGCGACTCGATCAAAGAAATCTCTGCCTTCAGCAAACCTGGCAGACCCATCACTTAACAAATAAAGTTTGGCTTTCTCTCGGACGGTGTAAAAATACTCGGCAACCCGAATATCTTCTCTGGTGATCCATTCAGACTGGGTGTCCCCTGTGCCTCGGTTTGTAAAAGATGTGTCCTGAGCGTCTGGATACATCTCCTTAAACACCGTTTTTGGCATCATTGAGGTAATCAGGCATCTCTCTTGATCTGAACCGTCTACAGCGATGGAATTAGGGTCTAAATAGACTGTAAACGGGTTATCCACAGGGTCAATGTAGATTTCTTGGTCAAACGAATCTTCCCTGACGTATCTATGATCCACACGGATATAGCCCCAACCCATCCTGACTGCGTAGTTGTATGCGTTGTCATAGGCATTATCAGCGTTGGAATTGACCTCGATGTGCCTAACCATGCCCTGAATGACTTTAGCGTCTGCTGCGTCCTCAACCGTATTGGTCGCATGAACACGGATTCTGGGTCTTTGCTGACGTTGTTGGTTGGTTATCTGACGGCAATATCCATCCAACTTATTGATGGTCAGAACAGGTCTAGATTCTAGGTTTCTAGAGTTTTGTAGATCAACAGGCCATTGGTCACCACCAGATGCAAATTTAAGGTCCTCTAAAGCCTCTTGACGATTATTAGAATCGGCATCATTGGCAAACTTAAGGAATTGCTTTGCCTCATCAATGATGGGGTCGTAATCGGTTTCTATTGGATCAAGTGCCATTTAAAGTGCCATCCATGATTGTGGTGGTGCATAGTTTACCTGTTTCGGACGTCTTGGTCTAGTTTCTTGTACACCTAATGCAATCATTCTGAAAGCGTCAGCCCCGTGCGAATACTGGTCATGAAGTGGGTTTTTACTAAACGCTTTGGTTTCAGGGTCAACTTCGTACCGATAATGCCTCAAACACTGCAATCCGTCATAACAATTATCTCTGTCAAAATAACAGTTTCTGAAGATTGTCCGAGCTGCATTGATTGAGTCCACTATCGGTGTTCTAGGGATAATTTTAGTCTTAAAGCCTGAGTTTCTGACGATTTCCTCAATACTTCTGCCCTGCGCTGCGAGTGTTTTGTTTTGAGCATCGTGTGGCAACCAAAGGGTGTCGTAGACATATCCAAACGTCTGCATAAGCCCAAGATAATGACTAATTGTCTGCTGATTGTCTTCAACGTAACGAATCAGCCTAATTTCCTGAGCTATAAACTGCACAAACCAAATGGACGTAGAGTCTGCCCAACCAAGGTCAAATACCGCATGAACGGGCTTAGTCGGGTCGTATCTAACCTTAGTAATTCGACCTTCCAGCTCTGCGCTTTGCATTTCCCTAGCGAACACCGCACCGTCAACCGTTTGCCTGCAAAGTCCTTCCCAAACCGTGTTATAGGCTTCAGGGTCTCTGGCTTGTAAGGTTCTGCGCTCCATGTCCAAGACTTCTGGAAACCAAGGATTGTCCGACCAGTTGACCTTTTGGGTGATGCAGTTCTCAGGTGGATTGTGAATAAATCTTTGGTAAGTTGCGTCCGACTCTAGCTCTGGATTCATTGTGATCCAGATTTCGGAGTCTTTAGCTCGGATGGTTGGAATAAGAATTTCCCAAGACCTAGCCGTTACCGCTTGGGCTTCCTCCACCCAGACAATCGTGCAACCTTCGTAAGATTTGATGTTGTGAGGGTTATTTTTCAGGCCTACAAACGCAAATTCTGTCCCATTTGCACCTCGAATCGCTGTTTGAGTGATCTCATAGAACCCTGTAAGCCCTAAATCTACGATTTGGTCGCTAAGTAGTTTGTGGACGGATTGACTGATTGAGTTCTGGAATTCCCTAGCGCAGAGGATTCGGTGGACTTGTTTAGCGCCAAGTATTAATAGCGCCCTAGCCACAGACCAAGATTTCGCAGACCCCCTGCCTCCGTAGATGCATTTAAACCGACTTGGCTGAAAGAGACACTGGAGCTTGACAGGAAATTCTGCCTTTTTTATCGCTGTGTTGATGTCATTCATTCGGCTTTACAAATGTAACCTGAATTCCAGGCAAAGGTGCGCCATCAGTTCCCGTTACCTCTTGTTTGACAGTTTCAGACCAACGCATTTGGCTCTTTGTCCACCAAATTAAACTGGTCGTATCTCCTGCTAATGCCTTTTGATATAGCGTTTTAGCAATCTGCCCATGCGCCTTTGCCTTACCGATGTCCAATTCTTCCCTGTAATATTTTCTAAGAGTCTTATCGTCTATTCCTACCAACGCAGCAATAGATTCATGAGGCAAACCTAATCCACTACTAGATTCAACCAGTTTTCTTGTTTCTGTAGTAGGTTCGTGTTCTCTATTCATTTTATTAAGGGGAATTTAAGCAATTTCGGTTAATTCTGTCAATAAAACGGCTTTTTTTCCCGTGAAATCTTCCCAACGCTTTACTATGACATCGCAGTATTTTGGCTCCAACTCCATCAATCTGGCGTGCCTACCTTGCTTTTCACAAGCAATCATAGTGCTACCAGAACCGCCAAACATATCAAAAACAATCTTTTTGCCTTTGGTATCTTCTAAAGCTATTTCAATCAACTCCACTGGCTTCATGGTTGGATGAACAGTATTTTTTTGTCTTTTAATAGTCCAAACGTCACCTCTAACCGTTTTATGACCACCATAATCACCGTAATAAAAAATTATTTCATGTTGCTTAAAATACTTGTCTAAATGTTGCGCTGGATTTACTTTATTCCAAACAATCATGGCTTTAGGTTTTCTACCTATTTTCTCCATCGCTTCTCTAAAAAGATGAGCATAGTGCCAAGAACAGCAAACATACATGGTTTCACAGCCGTAAAGCGTTTGTATTAAAAAATCAACAAATTGGGAATCTTCCATTTTGTCATTTTTAATCTTGTCTCTTTTATCGCTTACACCTTGATAATCAATGTTATAAGGAGGGTCTGTAAATATTAAATCTGGTCTTTCACCATTTAACAGTAAATCTATATTGTCCTGGCTAGAAGAATCGCCACACATCAAACGGTGATTGCCTAATTGGTAAATATCCCCAACTTTAGTTCTAGGCTCTTCAGGTATCTCAGGAACGGCATCCTCATCCGTTAACCCTTCAATTTGCTCTGGCTCTAATATTGCATCCAACTCTTTTGGGTCAAATCCCAGTAAATCTAGATCAAAATCCAATTCCTGCAAGTTTTGTAGCTCAACCTTAAGCATTTCCATATCCCAACCCGCATTTAATGCCAGTCGGTTATCTGCTATTACATAAGCCTTTTTCTGGGCTTCTGTGAGGTTTTGTAGCTCAATAGTTGGAACAGTATCAAATCCTAATTTTCTGGCCGCCATCAGCCTTCCATGCCCTGCAATGATGCTGTTATCTTCAGCGATCAATACAGGGTTAGTCCAACCAAATTCCTTAATGCTTGCAGCGATCTGCGCTACTTGCTCGTCAGAATGGGTGCGACTGTTGTTTATATAAGGAATTAAATCCTTAATATCTTTTTCAACAATTTGCATTATTGTGCGGGTGTTTCAGCAGGAGCGTCTGGTTGCGGTTGTTGCGCTGCAACTTGCTCGTTGGCTGATTTGGTGAGTTTCTGGATCAGTAACTGAATATCCCGAGCTTTATGCTCTAAAGCCGTGATAATTAGGTTTACGTCTTGTACTTCGTGTTGAAAATTAAACATTTTTGCTCCGTTTAGGTTGTTGGTGGCTCACATAAAGCAGTGTTTTTCTACCCATTCCTCTCCATTCGACGATGGAACATCATCTCTACTGCGCTAACCAGTAGTACCACCAACATGAATGAGGACTGGTTCGGCTTTGCGACCAACAGACTTGCAGCACCGTCTGATCTGGTATCCGAGGCTCAGTTGCGTTGCTTGGGCAATCCTCATACATCTTGATGTTGGTAGGCCGTTTATCCCCGATCTGGCTCCGACGGCTCACGGACTTGTGACGGGTTCTTCTTTTACCAACACGGCTGAGGACTGCCCCTGCTTGTGACGGCACCACTTTACTGGTACAGGGTAAGGCGATTCAATCCTCATGCGTCTTGGTGGTTTAAGTTTACAACAGGATTATTTAAGTTATCAACCCTGTCTATGCTTTCTGCCAGGTCCTTTTTTCGTAAAAGACCTGTTTCTACCTTTTTGCCAGTGCATGAATAAATGCTCATCCACACCCATAGCAATGTAAAGATGTACAGCAAGTGTACTCATTTCTTTTTCTCTTTTTTGGCGGCTTCTCGTTTCTCAGAATACGCAATTGCCACCGCCTGCTTCACAGGTTTTCCTGCTTTTACCTCGGCTTTGATGTTCTTTTCAAACGCTTTTTTGCTTGTACTTTTAACTAACGGCATATATTAATCCTTAAAAAAACTCATCCAAAACATTGAAAAAGCCATTGCTTCTGCCCATTCTTTATCCAATAAGCAAAGAATGACAACCAAAATCAGAATATATTTGGTTATTTCTTGCATATCTTCAGGCTTCTTGAACAAAGCAGACATCCTTCCAGCTCATTACCAGATATTTCTGGTCACCATCCTTAAAATCGTGATATTTCAGGTATTCGTCTTTGTAATCTTGCGCCAAAGTGCCAAAATAAACCTTATCTCCGACATTTAAGCCCTCATCGGCAGCTTCGTCACCGACTGCGACCACATAACCGCAAGTATCCGCCTCTGCGGTCTGAATGTAAAGCTCGGACTGTATTCTAGGAATTGGTCTGACAATGATCTTGTCTTTAATTGGCTTCATGGGATTTGTCTCCCGCTGAGTTTGGGTCTGCCTGGCTTGCGTTTAACCTCGGGAATGTCCACCACAGGAATCTGGTCAAACTTTTCCTTGATTTCAGCTTCTTTAACCAAATTCTCTATCGTATCGGGCAAATCTTTGTGGACTCTGCCCATGTGCTCACCGCACCACTCGTTTGTGTGTCGGTTTTGGTAATTTGGGTATCTACGACAAACACCCATTCGGTCGTTCATGCCTATCAAAAAATAATGACAGGTAGTACAATTATTAGACATCAATTTCAAATCCTTATTATTTGAGGTTGATTAGCAGAGGCCTGTGCGCTCCCACAGGTTCTCTGCGCCTTACATAGAATCCTGAACGTGCGGTACTCTTTCGTGTGAATAGCACTCAGATTCTCTAGAACCTGTGTTGAATTCACCAGTACGACCGTCATTCTTACCCATGTGTGAGCCGTCTCTTGCGCCAAGTGAGTCAGCCTTGCCCATAGCAACACCGCCCACCAAAGGACGCTTGATCTCACCAGACGTATCAGATGAGTTTGCGCCTTTAGGCATTTTCTCGCCTGTCATGCCTTTTGTGCCTTTTAGGCTGTTTGGTCCAGACTCTGAACCCTTCTTTTCACCTGTTCTGTCAGATGATTTTGCCCCTTTGGGCTCTTTTTCCATTCCGTAGTATCCCATTTTGATTTCCTTGCAAGGTAAATTGGAGATTTAATTATCGCAAATCACTTATCTTTGTCAAGTGTTGAGTATAGTATAAATGACCATACCACCATTATGAACACGGAAGCGCCTAAAAGGCCAATTCCTGTGAATAAAAATGCCTCAAACATCTTTTACCCTCCTGAGTGCTTTTAGTTCCTTGGTTTCCCCGTCAAACAGAAATTCCACGTTGTGAGCACCTATTTTAGAAAATTTAACGTATTCACTTAAGCTAAATTCGTCAAAAACAACTCTTGCGCTAACCGCAAAATCTTCTTTGGTATCTGGTTTGATTCTCCATTCCATATTTTCAGACCAAGTTGGTGGCATGGCATTTTCCCAGTCTTTCCAATGCCCAAAAGCATTTCTTGACTGGATTTTTTGACCTTCTGCCCAAGCCACGATGACATCATAGTGTTTGTGTTTCATTTATTCTCCAATTCCATGTTGTGATTCTGTATCTCTGACCAATAAAACGTAATCTGGAAAACCCACATCGACATGAAGTTCATCAAATACTTTTGCGTGTTTCCAGTACAGTCTTAAATGTTCCAAGGTTAAAGGTTTACGGGGTTGTGGTAATGTGTAGAGTGGAATAGCATCAACTTGAGGTTTGTTTTTATACAAATCCCAGGGTTGTTGTGCGTCCACCCAAGCCACAGGCTCTTGTTTTTCTAGTTCTGCTATTGCTTGACGTAAGTCTTGGGCGTAAGCGTAAAAATTAATACCGCCACCCTCTGCGGCTGTCTCAAACGCATCAAGTGCTTGTTTTAATACTTCAATCATACCGCCCTCACCACTCGTTGGTTTCTACCGCTAAATCCTGGTCTTTTCTCGCCAGTTGCCACAATCAATCCCTTTTTCAGCAAAGTGTTAAATCTGGGAGTGACTGAGCTTGTCCTGATATGAGGCAAAGCCAGTTCCACATCCTGCGATATACACCCATCAGGAAAGCTCTTAATCACGTCTAGGACGATCTGTTCTAACTTAGTAATGTCTACACTAGCCCCCGCCTCTTTAGACGTTTCTGGATCGGTTTTCCTATAAAGTCCACGGTTCACAATTTGTCTTAATTCGTCAAAAAAGTTATTCATAATGTTCCTTAATTTGTCTTAAAACCCGATGTCGTCATCTTTTTCTGATTTTTCTTTTGGCGTATTTAAATATGCCCAGCCTCCCCAGGGTGGATCGCACACAGGGATATTGTCAATCTTTAGCATTGGACCTTTCTTAGTCTCAATAATTGACCCAATCCTCTGATAACGGTTCTTTTCCTGACCATTTGCGTCTGTGTATTTGCCAACAATTGTTGTAACTTCTTGTAATAACTTGCTCATATGTTCCTCAATTTTTCTACTTTACTATTTACTTCTATCAAAAATTTCTTAACTTCTGTTTCTAACTTTCGTCCGAACTCCTCATCCAGATTGACCCGTTTAATAAAGAGTTGGAGATTGTCGGGCAGTCTGGGATCGTAGCTGACAAAATCACACCACTTTCTGCCTGTGCAGAGCATCTGCCAAGTCATTTGGGTTACATATTTACTCGGTACTTCTTGGCTGAGTAATGTGTCCAAATGAGTGGCTGTATTTGGGCATTTAATCTCAATAAGCCCCTCTGCGCCCACCAATCCGTCTGGACTTGCGCCTGCTTGCTCAATCTCAGGATGAACGACAAATCCGATCTGATCCACCATTTCACCCGTTTTGAGCTCGTATTGCGCTCTGGCAAGTGGCTCTGTTTCAGTTCCCCATTGCATCGCTGCGTTGGTGTAAGACTCCGCAGGCTTGCCCGTCAAAATCTCACAAATCAGTTGCGCCTCGTAGTTAGCTCTGCTTGCGCTATAACCAGTCTTGGTCGTAGCGATGACATCGGCAACCCTTGACGCAGTAACTTTTCCAGCTCTAACTGCAAACCATTCATCTGTTCCTTGATCCATTATTTAGCTCCTAATTTTTTCTTCATTTGATCTTTTACGGCAATAATTTTTAATTGCCAATCCTTGTCACCGTTTGACGCTGCAATCGCTTTGACGTAGTTCTTTTGCAGTTGATCAAGCTCGGTTGATTGGCTAATCACATCCAACCAGTCCCTCATCTCGGATTCGTTTGCAAAAGACTTAACTTCCCTCTTAGATGCCATGTTGCCATCGTCATCCTCTGGAGCAATACCGCAGGCGGTCATTAGCGAATAGCGTCTTGCGTATGTCAGCGCACTTCCGTACCCCTGTGGGTCTTGTCTGGATGCAGGAACGTGCAAAATACCGTTAGCCATTGATTCACCAGACTCGTGTACAAAAATAGTCTCAATCGCTACACCGCCCTCACTTGGGTGCATTTTCTGCATGAGAGCAATGCCGTTTGCGTTTAGCGCATCAATGACCGCCTCAACACAGGCAGACAAATCAGCGTACCGAGATTTAAAGTGTGGGTTAGTAGACGTTTTAAGCGCAGGCCCGAACTGTTGTTGAGCTTTAACAAATGCTGTTGATACTAATTTCATAACACACCCCCAAAAACCATTACAAAAAGAATTGCAGCTGCGATTACGCAAGCGACTACGACCAATTTATCTTCTTTGTCCATACCGTCCTCAAATGTGTTGTTTTGTGATTCTGGAAATGCCTCAGCTAATGTGCGAGGGAATTTGCGAGTAGTGATATTGCCGTTGTAATAGAATTTAATTGTCATTTTGAAACCTCTCTGGTTCGCATGACTTACATCCAGGATGGTCTGGGTCACGGCAATCGTGAAATTGAATTAATCGACCAATATATTGAGGTGAGAGCTCGTCTGGGTCGTAATCCACACAGGGATCGTAATCGGGATGTTCAAAATATCTCATAATGTTTTCCTTAATTTGTCTTGATGTATCTTAATGTATAGGGCTTTCGCCCTATGTTTTTAATGGTAGTTGCGTAAGCAAGACTCAGGCAACGATAAACCACCAGAATAGGTTTTCCCTGTCAAAGGGTTAACCTCTTTGAGCATTGCCCAACGCTCACCATCAGAGCCAATGCAAAAAGAAAGAATAACAAAAACACCAGCGTTTTTGCCACGGACGATTTGGTTAACAGAAAAAGTCATAAAGACTCCTTAAAAGACCGCTTGCGTTTTGCTACGGGATGGATGTATTGTAAGCCTATTCTTACCCTTTTTCAACAAAAATATAAAAATATTTTTATTTGTTGCTTTTTTGTCAGTTCTGTCTTACAATTACAACATGGACAAAGAAATAGCAATCAAATTGGCAGGCTCTGCTTCTAATCTAGCAAAGATTCTAGGGGTGAAAAGGCAGAGTGTGCATAAGTGGAAGTATGTCCCACAGGGTAGGGTTTGGCAATTAAAAGTGCTAAAACCCGAATGGTTTGATGAAAAGCCGAGATTTTGATGTATAATCCAAACCGTCTAGAGTGGCATCTAGGCGATGAAAACGCAAATAATGAACCCCGCAGGGTACTGTGTGGTCTTGTCGTACAGCAGACGAGTCTTTTGATTTGCGTTATCAATCGTCTTGTTGTTGCTCTCGCCAAGAGCCAAGACCACAGAGAATCTTGCGGGGTTTTTGCTTTTGGACAATCAAATGCGGTACGTCGGTGGTTTGATTTGAGATACCTTGTAACACGAGCGAACCAAAGCAAGGATGGTGGGCGAATTCCTAGAGCCAGGTGGTTGAAAGAGTCTGGGATAGTGCGTTGCGATGACATGGCTCCGAAAAGCAGTTATCAGCACAGAGCGAACTTTGTTTTTGAACACGGTAAGGCTGTGCTTTGCTCAAACATTCACCAAAAAGCAGGTATTTAAATATGAAATTAAACCATTCAATTCCTACAGAGTTTTATGTTTCTGAAGTTGGTTATTTAGTAATTAAGCAAGAATGTATGGAATGCGGGAGAGACAGTATGTTTCTTTTGAGTCCAGAACAGACAAAATTGTTGTTTTCTAAAGCAGACGAAATTTTAAAAGAGCAAAAAGAGTGCTGGACTGGGTTTCAAGATGAGATTATGTAGTTGTGGCGGGTTTGTTAGACAACATGAGCTAACGAAAAATAGAGAGGCCTGGACGTGCAATGCGTGTGGTCGTTATGAAATCATTGATAGGAGTAATTCATGTTTGAATCAGGATTTGAAAAATTTTGGGACGCTTGGCCAAAATCTCCCAGAAAAGGAGCAAAGTCAGAATGTCGAAAAAAATGGGACAAATTTTTATGCGAACATTGCTCCGATCAAATCATAAAGCACGTTGAATGGATGAAAACCACAGATCAATGGAGATCAAATAATGGAGCTTTTATACCTGCTCCACTTGTATATCTTAATCAACAAAGATGGGATGGTGCTGAAATACCAGAGACATCTACGATGGTTCAAGTTAGAGACCCGTATCTCGTCAAGTTGGATCAAGAAAAAAATAACGCTGTTCCTATGCCTGAATGGGTCAAGGAAAGACTTAAAAATGTGGGGAGAGTATGAATGAGTTGGCTCTTTTCGCAGGCGCTGGTGGAGGAATACTTGGAGGCAAACTCCTTGGATGGAGAACAGTCTGTGCAGTTGAGTGGGAACCCTACCCAGCAAGCGTACTGTGCGCCCGACAAAATGACGGTCTTCTCCCGCCTTTCCCGATTTGGGATGACGTACAAACCTTTGACGGACATCCCTGGCGAGGAGTTGTTGATGTCATCAGTGGTGGCTTTCCATGTCAGGACATTAGTGCTGCAGGAAAAGGAGCAGGAATTGATGGAGAACGCTCAGGAATGTGGGGAGAAATGGCACGGATCATTCGTGAAGTACGACCCAGATACGTCTTTGTGGAGAACTCACCAATGCTCACTTCTAGGGGGCTTGGACGAGTTCTCGGAGACTTGGCCTCAATGGGGTTTGATGCGAAATGGGGAGTGTTGGGAGCGGCAGACGTTGGAGCAAACCATCAGAGGGACAGGATCTGGATTGTCGGAACAAACATGGCCTACACCAGATGCAAACTGTGGAATGCGGGGAACTCAGGAGAATTGGACACCCAAGCGCAAATCGGGTCATTCAGCTCAATATTCCATCAACCAAGCGGTTCGGGACAGGATGTTTCCAACACCTCAAGCATCGGATTGTAGGGATAGGGGTAACATGAGTAACCCTGCAATTCAACGTAGAGCAGAAAAAGGGAAACAATTAAATTTGTCTATGGTTGCTCATCCTAATTCTGGAAAACTCAATCCGGATTGGGTAGAATGGCTTATGAATTGGCCTATCAAATGGAGTGAAATAAATGGATTTAACAAAAAAGAATTTGAACGCTGGACACAGGAAAGCGCAACGGCTATACAAAATTTTGGACAAATGCGAACGATGTGGTGGAACTCAGACCCTTCACAGACACCACTTGGATCACAACCCATTCAACAATCAGAAATCCAACATAGCGATTCTTTGTCAGATATGTCATGGGACATTGCACGCCAACGAAAGATGGAAAGATCACACCAAGGAGAGGATTTGTCTTTATTGCGGGATTCAGTTCACATACAAGAGAGCAAGAGAGAAAACTTGCAGTCGGGAATGTGGGAACAAATTGGCATGGATGAAGCGCAGATCATTCCCAGAGTTAGTGGCACAAAAATAGCAGGAATGGACAGACTTAAAGCCATTGGAAATGGACAAGTCCCATTATGTGCAGCAACCGCATGGAGAATCTTAAATGGAAATTAAAACAATCTGGCAACCAGTACCACCCTGGCCCGTAAAAACCAAACTAATGCGTTCTAAGTATCCTGTACACAATAGACTACCCAAGGTATTCGCAGAGGTTAAAAACACCGCTCCTACCCTGTATAAGGCTCTGGGATACCGTAGATCAAACGAGATGCGTAAATGGATAGTCGAGGACAACGATGTTTGACTGGGACGCTGAGTATCGATCCATTGTGGATTTTTACGCAAAACTAGCCCTAAACCCTGGATGGAGGGATTACATCCGAGGTGTGGTTAAAGAGAAAATGAATACCGAGCCAATATTTAAAAATTTAGGCAAGGATGTGGCAGAGAAAATTAAGGAGCTGGAGCAATGACTAAAGATGAAATCTTAGAGATGGCGAAAAAAGCAGGGTTTCTTGACCCACAAATAATTTTTGAACCGCTTGAGGATTTTGCCAGACTGGTAGCAAAAAAAGCATTTAAAGCTGGATTTTTAGCAGGATGGAATGAAAGTGGAGAAGGTTTTAATTCTGAATACGGTTGTTCTACAGAAAGAGTATTAGAAATGTGTGATGAAGCAATCAGAGCAAGGGGACAAGAATGACGCAACGAGAAATTAACTACTACGACCTTAGACAACTAGAATATTTTTATTTATATCTAGCCTACGATTGTAAAAACGAACTACTCCAATGGATGTATCTTTTTGACTATGCAGATTTTAAACACCAAGCAGATGGGATGCTTTATGCGGTACGCAGCTAGACGGGATGAGAATGAGAAAGAGATTGTAGAGGCTCTCAGGGCTGTCGGTGCGACTGTTTACTACTTGAATGAACCCTGTGATTTATTGGTTGGGTATCACGGTAAAACGCTGCTTATGGAGTGCAAGAATAAAAAGAACCAGTACGGCAAAAAAGGATTTAACGAAAATCAGAAGCACTTTGCTGAGAACTGGAAAGGTGGACCTTTTTGCCTGGTGGATTCGGTGGAGTCAGCGCTCAGAATGTTAAAACTAATGGTGGATTGATGCAATACAAACTGGTCAACATAGAGCAAGGAACAATGCTCATTAAAACCCTTTGGCCTAAGATGAAAGAGGCTTTAGCTAGTGGCAAAGAGCTTTGTTTGACAATAGAGGACGCTAAACGCTCTGACGACCAGAATAAAAAATACCATGCCATCATTGCTGAAATTGCTAAACAGGCAAAGCATATGGGAGCACATTGGGATGCTGAGGACTTTAAACGGCTATTAGTAGACCAATTTGCCACGGAAACAGGTCTAGGAGGCTCTAAATTGACTACGTCCTTAGATGGACAAAGGATTGTGCAATTAGGGCTTCAAACCCGCAAATTTACGAAAGAGCAAGGGTCAGAGTTTATTGAATGGTTAACCGCATGGGCAACAGATAAAGGTATAGAAATAAAGGATGTGAATAATGATTGAAGTATTAAAACAAGCAATAGAAGCAATAGAAGCACAAATGACTGTGACTGATTACGAAGAACAGCAAATAGCCAATGATAAAGCAGAAAACGCACTCTATTTCTTACGTCAATTAATAGCAAACATACAAAAGCAAACGCCTGTAGCGTGGGTTACTTACGGAAATCATGGGACCAGTGACCTTAGCTTTCATGAAGATGTTATTGACGCACTGCCAGTTGACACGCCACTCTACACATCACCACAACCCCGTGAATGGATAGGGTTGACGGATGAAGAGCGAGGGTTTTGTATCAATACAAACATGGGAACTGGTTTGTGGGCTATGGCTAAAGACGTTGAAGCCAAACTTAAAGAGAAAAACGGAATAAAGGAATAAACAATGAATAAAGAAATCGCAATCGACAGACTACAAAGGTTTTTAGACAAGTCTAGCCACCATAAATGGAAAGAAATTCAAGAGGCAATTGACTTCTTAAAAGAGGACAAGCCTTTTGTAGAAAGTAATTACAAGACTTGGGAACAGGGATATAAGGCAGGCAAAAATGATCGAAAAAATTAGATGCTACGAGGGCAGGAATCACGCTAGAGGCGAGATTAAGCAGTTATTTACCAAGATTTATCGGTGTACTCGGTGCACTACGACATGGGATATAAAGCCAGATGGTCACAATTGCAAAGACAACATACATCCGCTCGAAAAAGCTACTGGAGTCGGTGAGGCTTTTGCCTTGTCAGATTTGCGGAATTGAGGACGGTACTGTAGTCGCAGCGCATAGCAACCAGGCCAAACACGGCAAAGGCAGAGGGATTAAGGCGTCAGACGTGTATATCGCTGCACTGTGTCATTCTTGCCACATGGAAATAGACCAAGGGCATAAGTTATCCAAAGACGAAAGAACACGACTTTGGGATACAGCTCATCTAACGACAGTCTGGGAAATGATCTATCACGACCTATGGCCTAAAGACATTCCCCTGCCCGATACATACGAGTATTGGAAAAAATCCGCTACCAATTAAGATTTAGGATGCGCTTTTTCCATAGGCAGATTCTCATGTTTTTTGAGTTTATCTTCTAGCCTGTGAAGTTCGTTCTCGGTCTTCTTTTCATGTTCTCTAACCACGACATAGTGTGATTTGGGAGATTTATATTCTTTGCCTGAGATTTTATAGTTTGTTGCCATTATGCTTCCAGTATAGTCATTGCGTGTTGAAATCTTGCCATTCGATCTTCTAGTCCAATAGTGCCACCATTAATGGCTTTGGTCAAGCCTACAAAATCATTGTTGTCTACATATCGATTAAGGTCGTGACTTTCCCAAAATACGGCTGCTGAAAGCGCTGAACCCTCTGGGGTAGCCACAGCATCAGGATTGCTTAAAAAATCGATCTGAGTAGCGTCTGATAGCTCCTCATAGCCGTTTTTACCTGTGACCTGTAGCCAACCCCTGCCTCGGTATGTCCAGCCGTCCTCAGACTCCTCATCACCGTTGCCCATGCGATTGGCATAAGCTCGACAAGCAATCCGTTTGGGTTGGTGTGCGTATTCTTCAGCAGTTTGTTCGTCAAAATGTCTTGGCCAAGTTCTGCAAAGAGATTCAGCTTTGTAGTTGAGGTTTTCCTCCATGAACCTGAAAGAATCAGATTCATGTCCACACTGGGCAATAAACGCTGCGACCCTTTCATTTGTGGATAAATCAGCCTTTTGGATAGCCATATTAACGGCTTCAATAATAGCCTGAGCATGACCCAAGTCTAGTTTGGCTGCTTCAGCGAGGGTCTGCACTTCCATTGATCATGTTCCTTACTGTTTGGTAGGTTGCGATGCAAGCGTTGAGCTTGCGGATGGCTGTGTCCCCTTCGTCTGTGATGGCGACAAGAGATTGAGCAGTTTTTGGGTCAAGTTGGGCTGTTGCGGTGTCAGATCCGCTGGAAGTGGGGGCATCTGGACAGGTTGTGTTGCCAACGGTTTTGACGTAGAGGCGCAACTTGCCAGTAGCAATGTCAGCATCACGTTTAGCAATTTGTTTTTTAGCATCATCCTTCTCCTTTTGAAGTTCAGCGTCCTTATCCGCTACCTGTTGAACCAAGCTGTTTGTTTTTTGTTGGTTATCTGCGTTGATTTTGGCAATCTGAATAGCCGTCTCAGCGTCTCGTTCAGCATATCCCTCATGATGACCATATTCATAAACACCCCCTAATGCCAATATTCCGAGTAATATTCCAATCAATATATTCATTTTGCTTCCCTCTCATTAGGATTGCCAAAGAAAAAAGACTTCTGAGGTGTGATAGCCTGAATCAGTTTTTCCTCTTGCTTGATTGTAGGCAAAGGAGGGCATTTTGTAGTTATAGGCGGTGCAGATTTAGATAGAAAATTAGCCAAAATCTGCAAAGACTGACCCGCCAATAAAGTTAAAACGGCAAAGATAGCCTTGTCGGTTGGTGCTTCGTTGAATAAAGGTTGCTCAGTAAACACCACAGAATAAGCGAATAAGAGCAAAACCCCAATAAGTCCAATGGTTAGACCTTTAACGACAAACCGCTGAGTCTCAGCATGGACTTGTTCAGTTGTCTTTGGTTTTGATAGCAGGCCGAGAAAAGTATTCAGGACAGGTTTGCGTTGCGACACAGAGGGGAGGTTTGCATTTTTCATTGGACCAGTTCTCAGGATTTTGACAAAAATATCGATACCTATCATCGAAACATCCGCTAATCACAATAGTGAGGAAGATAGCCAGTTTCTTGAAAGATTCTAAAACACTCAATTTCTTTGCTGTTCTCATGGAATTTCTTTTTAAACTCAATGTGACTTTTATCGCCCATTAAACTTCTTTGATAGTCCTGATTAATGTAATACATCACAGAGATTACCGAGATCAATACCACCAAGACTGCAATACAAACTGCAATTCTGACATTCCAAGCCTCAGTTCGTTCTGCTCTTTCTCTGGCTTCGAGCAAATCCTTTTTTTTTGAGCCTTGTCAAACTTATCTTTGTCTGCTTGAAGTTTGGCTCTCTCAACCTGAAAGTCCTCCCACAAAGCCCCTAGCTCTGGTGGAGATTCGTAAATAAGAGCCTGTCTTAAATCGTACTCAGCCTGTTGGAGTTTTTTTCTCCTCAGAACATTATCAAGTGCGATTGCTTGCAGACTCTTACCCTTGGGAGGATTTTTCTCTAACTTTTTGGCTTCCTCTATTGCTTTTTCTTGATGCTCAAAGAACGATCCAAGCCCTTGGGAAATCTCTGTGATAACCCCGACTGCTTCCTTGCCAACACTCTTAGCCTCTTTATATAACGCAACACCTGACTTCACCGCCCCCAATGCCATCATTGCGAGGGTGAACGGGTCCATTATTTTATCGTGAAGTGATTGGCAAAGAACCCAACCGCACTAGACAAGGCAGAAACAACCATCATGCCCACCCAGAAACCTCCACGGCCCCTGTCTGCTAGTTCGCAGAGCTTCTCTAGTTGTTCTTCCATCTTGTCCATCTTACGGCCCATCTCGTCAAATCTACGTTCGTAATCTTCGACTTTCTGCCAGAGGACACCATACTTTACGAGGTCAATTTGATCGTTCATGATTAGAGTTTGTAGATATAGGCCAATGCATAATAGGGTGGCATATTAGCGCCAGAACCGCTTACACCCGTTGTTTGGTTAGTTGTGGTAGTCGCAACTGTAATACCTGTAGATGCTGTTGCAGTTGTGCTAGATGTATTATTAGATACTTGGCCTGTATTTTGCAAAAACAAATTACTACCAGGCACAAAAGCAGTAAATGAATGAGCGTGTCCTGGGTCTGTAACCGTAGACGTAGATGTCGCAGTATGTGTATGAGCCACAACAATTGCATCTGTTGAACCACCCTTTTGACCCACCGTGTAAGAGTTACCAGCTCCAAGCACAAATGAGTTTCTCAGATCTGGTGTGCCATTTGTACCGTCGCACAATTGCCAACCGCTTGGAATAGACCCAGTAGCTCCTGACCAAATAGCAATCAATCCGCTTGGAATCGTTGTACCGCTAGTTGCCTGAACACCGACAATTCCGTAGAGATTGTCATAAGTCTGAATGGTATTATTAGATGAATCAGTTAACACAAACTTATAGTTATAGCCGTAGGTTAGCCAAATCTCTGTTTGTGGCCTACCGTCTGTGCCTAGCACGATAGGATTGGTATTGGGATAAACACCACCGTTATCTGAGTAGGTTGCTAGTGGAGTGCTAGAGCCTGCCTGATAGGTGTAAATGAATCCACCGTTTAACGGTAGACCTGTGGTGGTAAAGAATTGAAATCCGTTACCGATTGGGGATAGATTGACGCTCATTGCTTGCCTATATCAGAAAGTTTTGTTGTAGGATTTGCGTATTCTTGCACTTTTTTCAATTTTTGTGATGTTTTATGGTGTTTGTATCCATAAGTTGCAATAGTTGCAATAGGTGCAGGAATTCCTGTTAATGCAGTTGATGCACCCATTTCAGCTAAAGCTGATAATAATGTGGCAGTTGTTCCAGATGTATTCACAGTACCTTGTGGAACTGTTTGCAAATCTTTTGTAAATTCATTTAAAGTACGAAATCTTTCAGCTTGTTTAGGACCAAACAAAAAATCTAACTTACCACTTTTATCAAGCGCTTTAATTATCTTATCAAGAGCTGCTGTAGACACATAAGGTTTACCTTCAATATCTCGTCCAACACCTTTTGTAGCTTCTTGTCTAATTTTTTCAGCAGCATATCCTCTTAATTCTTTAGCAATTTGTTGGCCTTCTTCTCCCATATTTTCTAAAGTTTTAAATACAGCTTGTACATCAGCGCCAGTTCCTTGAAATACAAGTTTGTCAGCCAAAGACTCTAAAGGAACAACTCGATCTGATGTGCCTTTTTTTAAACGATTTATATCTTTAATAATACCTTGATCTTCAAATTCTGCTTCAAATGCACGATTTTTTGATCTGGCTTCTTTATAAAGATCACCTCCTGCATTTTCTGTAGATTTGTCAATTTCACTTTTTAATTGTTTTGCTAAACGAATAGTTCCTTTTTTAGATGGATCAGCTTCTTCATTAATTAATTTGCGTATGTCTTCCATTGAATTAATTGGAATCATTCCTGTTTCATTAGGATCATTCGCTTTTAATTCTTCTTCAACAATAGAATAAAGAGGATTTTGAGCTTTTTTGGTAGGTCTACCTTCAGTTTCTTTTGAAATCAAATCTAAAATAGATTTATAAGAAACAGGTTGAGCTGTTTCGCCAGCATCTTGCGCTAATTTATAAGCATCAGACACTTCTTTATATCGTGCATCACGATACTTTTGAATAGAATCAGAAATGTTTTTCCCAAATTGAGGGGCATCCATACCAACCATTTCAGCGCCAGTTTGATCAACTTCAGCCTGCAAATTTTGTTGTAATTTTTTATTTTGCAATGCGTATTTTTCTTGAAGAGGGCCTCCAAATTCAGGGCTTTTAGCTATTTCTCTTTCAAAAGTAACATCTGATGGGTTTCTTGTAATTTGACTTTTAGTCAAATCGTCCCCCATAGGAATTAATAATTCATTACCTCTTTGCTGACGCATACGAGCAGCATCAACTTGGGCGGCCCCAACTCCTGCCATTTCTTTTGCAACAGGCAAAGTTGAGGCTTCTTTTTTAAGTTGTTTAGCTGCGTTAAAAGCCTCATTGATTTCAGTTGCAGCAGGTTTAGTTGTTCCTTGACCAATAATTTCTGGCATTACTGGAGGCAATTTAGAGGATTCAAATGCTTTTTGCAAACTCTCAATATATTCTCTACCTTGAGGAGTTGTTGGCTGATAACCTGGGTGTTGCGCTAAAAATTGAGAAGCAATCTTTTCTGCAATTGGAGCAGGAGCTTGTCCAGTTTGTATTGCTTGCGGAATACTTTGGGCAATACCCTTGACTCCAGCAACCAAAGGCATCACCGCACCTGATATTGTTGCCAATCCTGCTTCGCCAAGACCAGTTAATACATCATGGGCTTTTTGTCTTTCATTTAAAGCCTGTTGTAAAACTGATTTTTCTGCTTTGGGAGGTTCATTTTCATCAACATCAACCTTATCCCAAAGACTTGCTAAGGATTGTGTTCCTTTAGCGCTTGGCATAACCTGGACATGAACCGCATCATTTGCATAAGGCCTATGCAAGCCAAATTGTTTAAGAAAATCATTTGGAACGCTTGAATCAATATCTACTGCGTCCCCTGTTTCATGTGCGCTTGTGCCAGGTCTTGCCACAGGATATTTATTAGGCTTTGATGCTAATGCAGCCTGTTGTTCGTAAGTGCGAAAACCACTTGTTACTGGCAATTCTTTGCCATATTGCTTTTTATAAGCATCTTTAGCTTGCTCAAGACGATCACTTAAATCAGACTTTAAGCCTGATTCGTCACTGTCCCATAATTCAGCTAATGTGGCCATTATTTAATCAATCCTAGTTGTCTAGCCAATGATAATTTTTCAGCAAATTCTTTACGCTCATCAGGTGTCATTGATTTTTTTAGAGATTTAACTTGCTCTGGACTCATTTCTTGCAACAATCTTGGATCAGCGACCTTAGCGAATTCTAAAGATTTGGCTTGTAATGTCAAAGGATCATTGGCATAAGGTAATAAAAACTCTGCTTTTTTCTGTTTTAACCGTTCTTGGGCAATTAATTGATTTGATGCTTCCTTAATTGCCTCAAGATTCATTTTCTTATTAGGATTTGCACCCTCAGCTAATTGTCTAGCCAAGTCTGTATTTCCACCAGCCAAAGACAACAACGCTGAGTTTTTAGCCAATATATCTGTGTTGGCTTTTTCAAGCTCATACGCATCTATACCAATAGCATTAGCCAAACCAGTAATATATTCTTTTCTTGCGCCACCCACACCAGTAAATGATTTGGCAGCCAAGTCTTTAATATTTTGCAATATGCCAATTCTGTTTTGAGCGCCTTGTGCATCAGAAAAAACAGAATTAATGTCTTGTGTGCCAACTCCTGCATTTGGAGGTAAAGCACTAGGAACAAATCCTTTTTTATGAATTGAACCAAGATATCCAGGTTGTCCAGTAGGGCTGATAGTAGGTGTTGTTGGTGGTAATTCAACATCAAATGCTGGCAAATTACCAGGGCCACCGCCTTGATAAGGTGATTGCCATATTGGAACATGAGTTTGACCAGTATTAAAATATTGAGCTGGAGCATTAAGTTGTCCAAATTGTTCAGTAGTAGTACCACCTTGCTGAACACCGTTTTTAATTAATTGATAAGCCTCTTTAGGATTAGATTTGGCAGCATCAACCAATTGATCGTGCATCTTTGAATTGTGGGTAGGTATTCCAAGCTCTTGCAAAAATCCTTGAGCTTTGTTTAACTTTTCCACCATCTTAGATGAATTGCCATTTTGGAAATCTGGATCAGTTAATAAACCACCGTAAACACCTCTAGCGACATTGGCATAATGATTATTTAAATCTACACCAGTTTTTTCAGCTTCTAACTTTAATCTTTTAGCTTCAGATTCTTTAGCAGAAACCTCTGGCTCTAATGTACGTTTTGCTTTTTCAGTTGTAACTCTTGACAATTCAAGAGCCTGTTCAGCTTGTTGCAATGCCAAAGGATTCAATTGTTGAGCCTGCTGATAGGCTTGCGCTCCCCTAGCAATATTCATCATGTCAGCCAATGATGTTTGTTGCTGAGGTTGTACAGTTATCGGTGCAAAGTTAAAGCCTGCCATATTAATCCTTATCCTGTAACACCAGGCACACCGCCTTGTTGATTACCTGGGCCAATTGAAGCATTTGGGTTATAGCCATTTGGTACGCTATTATTTTGGTTTAACAAAGAATAAAGCATGACGTTATTTCCGATGTTGTTAAGAGCTCCACCGTATGCCTGAGCTGATCCAATCTGACCTTGACCCAAAGCACTGGCAGCGCCCACACCAAGTTGACCAAGTGCTGTGGCTGTATTGGTTCCTGCTTGATTGACTTGGCTTTGACCTGTTTGACCGATTCCTGCAATACTTGCCAAGGTGTTGTAAATGTTAGACCGTTGAGTCTGAAAGTTATTAAATGCGTTTTGATAAGCGTTGGCAGCATAATTCTGCGTAAACTGCTCTAACCCTTGCGCTGCGTTACCGCCACCACCAGCCACGTTGTTGGCTGCGTTAGTCGCTCCTTGACCTTGGGCTAACTGGAAAGCGTAATTAGGGGCTAGATTAGAGTTAAGGTCTTGATCGCCAAATTGTCTAGTTAGATAATTATTACCCGTTCCTGTGCCCGTAATATTACCGTTGGCATCATAAATGTTGTAAGTGCCAGAACCAAGAGCGCCAATCTGGTTGAGTGCGTTATACCCTGCCGCCCGTTGAGGAGCTTGCTCGGCATTAATCGTGTTAAAGTTGGCTTGTTGTTGCGCTTGTGCGTTAGCCGCTGCTTGCGCTTGCAAATTAGCTGCATTGTTGGCGGCATTAGCCGTCATGCCTGCACCTATTAAACCAGCTAAAGCGCTACCACCGATTGCCCATCCTATTGGCATGATTAACCCCTTTTAATTAAAACTTCATCCACTTTAGATGCATCTTTTTCGTCAGTGGCATGAATACAAAACCAAACAGAATCCTCAAGCGCCTGTATTGAATGATGCAATCCTGATTTTATCTCTATACAAGCAGGTGCGCTATAAGATTTTTCCTCAAAATCCGTCCTAACAATAACCGAGCCTTTTGCCAAAATACTTAAATGGCTATATGAATGTTCGTGACTTCCTGCAATATAGCCTTTAGGAATTTTCATTTCTTTAGCATAAAGGCCATCAGAAAAATGATGGACAGTACCCAAATCAATATCAAAAACCCCTTTTAACTGTTTGAAAATTTCAGAATGATTCATATTAATTATTGTAGTAAGGGACTTTGAATTGCTGACCTTGGACTGTGACAATCATAAACCCAGCAGGCTTGGCAGGCAATGTCGCCCCTCCAGCCGTAGCCGTTGGAGCGCTCTTAAAGTTCAAAAAGTTCAGGAAATACTGCATCCAAGGACGACTAAGTCGATTGGTGGACGGGTCAAGTACCGCAGCTTGGGGAATAGGAGATGAGTTCAATTTTCACCCTCCGAGGCTTTCAGATTACTAGAGACGATAACCGCATTAACAGGGTCGGTGACGACAAGTTCAAATACTCTGTCTCTTGACCAGCCAAGTCGTCTCCAAATCGCACGATTCTTGTACTTACCGATCTGACCGATACTGACCCAATATTCCCTAGACCATGTAGAACCACCGTCATTAGACCATCTGAGCATCGCCTGTGGATTTGCACCGACAACCTCAGAATTAATCGGAAACGTGATCCCTGTCAGACCGACACCTGGTTGAAATTGAATCTGGAGCTCGTCAAAATATTGTCTCTGAAGGTCGGTCACCAAGTGAGGTGCTCGTCTAAGCCTCCTCACTTTTTGGCCATTATCCGTAAAATTAGTCGGATCTAATTCGTAAATCTGCCCGTTTTGCCAGTCTCCGACCAAAACCATGTTCTGAAACACCGCAGCGCAGTTAGCCCTGCACCGATGGTAAGTATTCGTGTTGTCACACCAAAGCCATTTGTGCCACATATCTGTTGTGATATCGTATGCCCAGGTAATATCAATAGTCGGGAACGAAATCACATAGACTTCGTGACCTTCTAATTGATAAGTAAAGGCAACCGCATCCTCAACATATTGGTTGACAAGCGTATTCTCAACAGCATGGTTGGATATTCTCTTTGGGATATATCCTTCCATCAACATGACCTGAGATTGACCCCTGATATTTCGGCTGAGGTAGGCAAACGAGTTCCCAAGTCTAGCGACCGAAAATTTGGCCACAATCCCGTGTTGGGTAGAAGTGCCTGGAATCCGTTGGAAAGGGAAAGGAAACGTCCCTGCGTCTACCCAAACCTCGGAAGATTCCTCACCCATCAAATACACTTCTCGGTGATCAACGATTAAGGAAACGAGGTTATCAGGAGCACCGTCTTTATTCCCGTAAGACAACGCAGGAGTGATTGGGCTCAGGATATTACTTGCTGCCCATTGCTGTGTGCCAGGATGGTTATAAACGAAATAGTTATCCACAATGTCCACAATATCAGCCCCTTGGAAAGGACCGTCTGTAGAAGGCAGAGTGGAGAAATTAAGCCCATACATTGTTTCAGACGTTGACTCGGTTTGGCTTGGGCTGACCGTGTAACTACCCGTATTTCCAGAGCCAGACCCAAACGTAAGCGTCAAAGTCAAACCAGACCCAGACCCAGAGGTCGTTGTAGACACTGGATTAATCGGCTGAGTAGTGTAAGACCCTTGAGAGTAAACAGTTAGCCCTGTAACCGCACCTGAAGACACGGAAGACACCGTATAAACTTGAGGAGTAGAGCCGTAAACCCCACCGACTACAGTAACCGTGTCGTTGACTGCATATCCCGTACCGCCTGCCGTTATAGAATAACTTAAGACAATACTATTTCCGTAGGCAGTAATAACTGTGTTAGAAGTAACCCCAGAGCCTTGGACGGTTTGACCAGGGTAAATCGTACCCGATGCCACTGCCGTGACGCTTAGAGTCGTGCCTGAAATAGTGCCCGTAAACGTAGACCCTACAGGGGCGCAATTCATTGTTTCGGCATTGGTGATCGTTTGGCTGATATTGAGGGTGTAAGTACCCACACCTCCAGAACCCGTGCCATAGCCCGTTATAACCGTTCCTGGAGTAACTAACAAACCAAACAACGATTGACCTGTGGTAATCACCCCGTTGGTCATAGCCGTGACCGTTAAAGTCGTGCCAGATATAGTCGCAGTAAACACTGCATTGGACGGATTACCGATTCTCCAGCAATATCGATTTGTGCCGTCAGTGATATAAACGTAAGTCCCGTTATCAGTGATACCGACTTGTCCTGTCGTCGTTCCAAGCTGACCCACAATAGTCGGGACTAAATTAGAAGTCAGAGAATAGACATAAGCACCGCAGACAACAACCATCTGGGTACTGCCAGACAAGGTTCTCATGCCACGGACAGGAGCTTGGTTTTGCAGGGCAACGACTGAAGTAAGACCAGGAGTAGGGTAAAGCGCTACCACACCCCTAGAGCCTGGGGATTTTAATGGGTCAACTTCAGGCCGCCAATTTATGCACTCCTGGTCGTCTTGATAGATCGATGGAGCTGCATAACTAGGGCCTACAAAACCAAATTCAGGCATTATTTATTCCTTGTAAGAGTCGCCTCTAATCAATGTTTTCATGCTTGGCAGGCTTAATCCAAATTTTTTAGCTAAATCTCTTGTGCTCATACCGTTCTTTCTTAATTCTCTAGCCTCTCTTGCCTGACTCATTGACAATTTAGCCCTTGGTCCTTTATCGCCACTAAAGTCTGGTGATCTTCCTTTAGCAACTTTATCTGCCATGTTGTCAGCATGATTACCCACCCACAAATGCTTTGGATTACAACATGATGGATTATCGCAAGTGTGCAATAAAAATCCAACATCATCCGTTGACTTGGGAGCGTTCAACTCAATCACACCTGGAAAGGCTAAATTAAAAATAACTCTGTGTGCGTAGTAACCTCGATCATTTATCCAAGTTCTACCATATCCCTCATTATTTTTATAACCTAACCAATTCCAACATTCGTCTTCACCTTTTTTATCTACCTTAGACCACAACACATCTGGTGTGTTTGCTGGTCTTCCCGTGTTGCCAACTGGCCTTCCAACTTTTCTTGCATACGCTGCGTTATCTCTGTCACGTTTTCTCTGTTGAGCTTCTTCTTTTGTGTACATGGTTTACTCCTTTAAAGTACAACCATATTATAGCGGAAAAAGTCACCTGAAGAAACCCCCCGAAAGTATCCACCCAGCATCTTTCTGCCTTCCAACCAATAGCGAATCCGCATAAGTGCTGACAATCGCAGGGTTCATATTTGTGCGCTTGACGGTTGATTTAGACTGCGCTGCGAACTTCTGAATCATTGCGATTTGCGTTGCCGATGCTTTGCCGTACATGGGCATGAGACGCTCTGCTAGACACCATCTGAGAGCCATTGAGTAACCTTGGGGCAAGTTGATTACGTCATTAATAGATACGAATTGTTGGAATATCTGGTCTACAAAAATGTGCATTTCACCTTGACTTGGGTTTGGCCAGAGATAGATATTTCCAAGTGTTTCAGTTGGCTCGTAGTAGACTGCTTTTGGCCAAGGACCGTTCAGCGTCTTTAAGCCAATCATTTCGTATTGCTCAAGATTTAAGACTGAAACAGGGTAATCAAGTCCACCGCCTGTAATCGCTTGACCGTTAGAAGTGGTGTTTACCCTAACAAACGCACTTCTCAGTCCTAGAGGGCGCTGATAGTAACTGTTGATTGTCGTAGACGATACTGTTTGTGAAATATTCAGTAAGTAAGTGCCTGCTTCGTTGACGTTTCCGCCTGCTCCTGTGAGCATTTGCTGAATCTTAGTGCCTGTGACGATGCCTGTGCCAGACAAGGTTTGACCGATTGATATACCGCCAGAGGTAAGCTGAGTGACTGTGAGGATGTTTCCAGTAATCGAGCCTGTGAATACTGATCCGATTTGACCGCCTGGGCCGATGGTGTACTGGGTTTGGTTTTGGACAACTGGGAAGATAATCTCGTTCTTGTAAAAGACCATCATATCTTCGTTAGACCATTGGTCTAGCATATCCTGAAGCATATCAAATGCGTCTGTGGCTGCTTCTGGTGTTGGAGTCTCTCCTGCTTCCAAAGCTCCAATGTCTTTTAGCGCCCTAGAGATAATATCAATTGCCATTGTCATAACGTACTACCCTAAATTTGGAGTGAAAACTTGAGGTTTCCAGGGAGGGACAATAGAGTTCGACTTTTCTAAAAGTGCCAATTGTTCTTCTAGCCGTGATTTTATAACATTTGCCCCGTCTTTCATAGAGTCATTTTCTATCCACTGGGCGACCATTTCCTCGGTCACTTCAGCAAGTGGAGTTGACATCACAGGGTCTTTAAAATACCAATGGCCCTCGGTTTCTACTGTGTTTTTACCGTCAGACAGGGATAAATGATATTTGGCATGAGTGATTAGGTCGTTCTCTGCGCTTAGGTCTAATATTTGCCATTTAAAGTCCATGATTATCCTTAAGGTAATGTCGCTATAAAAGCAGTAATTTGGTCTGATGTCATTACGTTACCGTTAGCGTCTTGTAGTTGAGTACCGTTGACAATGTCGACTTTAAATTTTTGATAATCTGTGTTTCCTAAAACAAATGGTATACAAAGATTGGTATTTGCGTTTGTAACCATAGTTGTATTTGTTTGGCCAAAAACAGGGGACATTAGTTTATACATTTATAACTCCGCAGAAGCTGTGTAGAACCAAGTTAAAGCACTTGCTGAAACCCCAGATGGATTGTTAATCTGAACAAATAGATTTGATTGAGATGCTTGTGTCGTATATGTTGATGTGTCTACTGTAGTGCTGGTTGTATTGTTATACACCGTCACTTTTCCAGAACCATTACCCAAAGCAGAATACATAGTTACAGAAGGTGCTGTTCTCATTTTTACAGAGTATTGAATTGAGTAACCCAAATATGAGGAACCTCCAGGCATACCCGCTAAAGAGGCTGGATATCCACCGCCACCAATAGTCGCTCCGTAATCATAGTTTGTTGTGAAATATCGTTCACACAAAGCCAACTCAGTACCATAAGGTCTATAGTCAAAGCTAGTAGCTGTTGTTCCTTTTTCTAGTTGTACACCTGTTATGTAGAAAGTTGCTCCGCTTGTGCCTACAACAGATACTGCTCCTGTTGGTGCAAGAATGTAACCAGACTGCCATGTATTAGCAGTTCCGCTATATGTAGAACCAGCACCTAAATTAAAAACAACCTGCATTCCGCCACTACTGTTTGTGTACGGAGTATTAAAAGTACAAGCGGGTACAGCTACAGAAACCTGCGTCCAAGTATTAGCTGAAGAAACAGTATACGCAAAAGGATACGAATAATTGCTTGCGCCACTACAAACAATTGAACCACCAAAGGTTCCTGTTAACGAAGAATAAACCCAAAATGATAAATTAACTGCTTTAGCATTTGCAGTTCCCCATGCAAGGTCTGCAATGTTGTATCCTTCAATAATTTGATACAGTACAAAATAATCACTTGATCCAACAGAATATGCAGACGAAGATGTTGCGCCAAGATAATTAATAAACCCTGTCGGTGGAGTAACAGAACCAGCGTTTTGCTGAACTGTATATTTTGACGCTTGTGAAAGAAGACATTTCCAACGATCAACCGAATATTGTGTATTGGTAGGCGTGATACTAGCCCCACTATTCCTTTGGTCAATCATCATCGCGCCATTAATAATGCGATTCTTAAACCCAAATGTGTTAATTGAGTTTAATGAATTGACTACGTTCACATTCCCTGCGGTTGTGACTTGAAGCCCATCAGCACCACCGTTAGTAGCAAATCTAATCAGATTAGATGTTGTTGTACCAATTAACAGGTCTCCGCTAGTCGATGTTAAATACACCATATTTGGCGCATTAAAACTGTTCGTGCCTGCGGTTCCCGTCCAACCTGAGCTGTTCATGCCAAAGTCACCGTAATAAGTGCTTGCAGTGCCGTTGTTATTGCTTACAACAAAGTCAGTTGATGCGGCAGTACCAGAGTTGGTGTTTTGTAAGATGATCTGGTTGTAATTATTGACGCTAGATGTGTAAGACGCAAAAATATTAACATCTGAATAGCTTAACGTGCCGTAAGAATACGCTCCTGCGCTAAGTGAACCTGTTATCGTACCCGTTGCAACACTAAAAGGTGATGTTAACGTACCAGTAGACGGGTTGTATTGAAGTTTTGTAGAGCTTGTATTTACAGCATTATTGCCGCTTGTATTTGCTACAAAAGTCGGATAATAAGTTGAGTTTGTGGATGTGTTATCCGTAATGCCAACATTGGTTGCGTTCGTTGCACTTGTCGCACTTGTCGCAGTTGAGGCATTTCCTGTTAAAGCGCCTACAAAACTCGTAGACGTAACGCTAGTCAATCCTGCTAAAGTCGTTGATGATGACCCAAGGCTAATTGCAGTCGTTCCAACCGTGATACTAGAGTTAGTCAACGCAGAATTAGGAATACTCGTTAAACTCGCTCCAGAACCACTAAATACAGTTGATGTCAATGTTCCTGTACTTGGGTTGTACTGAAGTTTTGTGGAACTGGTGTATTCTGTGGACGCTGTACCGCTTGTTGCATTGGCAAACAAAGGGTATCTTGTCGCATTGGTTGTCGTGTCATCTGATATTGAAATAGATGCACTTGCAGTCACCCAACTTGGCGCACTTGAGCCGTTAGACATTAAGAATTGTCCACTTGTTCCATTTGCCAAGAACGCAGTTGCTCCTGATCCGCTTTGGTAGACCAGATTACTCGCAGCGCCACCAGCCAGATTAGTAGCCGTACCCACACTCAAACTAGACTGAGCTGTGTACTGAGGTGCGCTTGCTCCTGCCGTCAACACATACCCAGATGTCCCAAGGTTTACAAAGCTCGTTGCGCCTGACCCTGTTTGGTAAGCCAAAGCACCAGCCGAGCCTCCTGCGATATTTGTCGCAGTACCAACCGTTAATGACGATGGTGCAACCCAAGTGGGAGCAGTCACCGTTCCCAAAGTCATTAATAGACTTCCAGACGTACCCGCTGACAAATAGGCAGTATTGCCTGAACTCACCTGATAGGGCAAGGCATACGCAGACCCGCCTGACAGACTGGTCGCAGTCGCAGCGTTTCCTGTCGTATTTTGGTTAAATGTTGGCCAAGTAAACGTGCCACTTGTGAAATTGCCAGACTGAGGTGAGCCAAGTATCGGAGTCACTAAAGTGGGAGATGTAGCAAGCGCTATAACCGTTCCTGAGCCTGTTGTGGAGTAACTTGTACCCCAAGCACTACCCGTTGAATTGGGAATCCCTGCGCCAGGATAAACCATCGTACTGGACGCATTGATCGTTATCGCAGATGATCCGTTGTAAGTCGTGCCTGAACTAAACGTGATATTTGTTCCAGCCGTCAAGTTGTACAAGTTCCCACCCAGAGGCACCCCTGAAATTGTGGAATTTGTCAACCCTGAGTTGGGAATTGTTGCGTTAATCTGACTTGGAGCAATGCTAATCGGGGTAGAACTCGCAGCGGTTAACTGCCCCTGAGCATTGACCGTGAAAGTCCCCACACTAGACGCAGAACCATAAGACCCTGCCGTCACCGCTGTATTGGCAATGCTAAAAACGTAGGAGGATAATGAAAGACCTGTTCCTGCGGTATAAAGCGCTGAATTGCTAAACTGGCTAAATGTAATTGGAGTTGTTCCAAGTGTGCCGTTTTCAGGGATTGTGGACACCCAAGCAGAACCTGCTTGAGTTGAGCCGTTTTCTACAAATAAAAACGCTGCGACCAGTTCAGCATAGGTATTTGCATCGCTAGACCTAGCCCATGCGCCTGTTGACGCTATATAAATTCCGTTATTAGCCTGAGCGGTTTGGTTTTTAACCAGTACCCTGTCGCCCACAAGTGTTGTATATCCGTCAATTGTCTGAAGTCCAGACAGCGTTATATTGGCAGTTGTGGCGACCTGAGCAGGCGCTTTAAAGCCCAAGCCTTGAATGTAGGCATCCACATAAGATTTATTCACAATATCTGTCGGATTGACAGGAGTTGTGGAAATAGACCCTGTTGTGGTCTGAATATTAGTAAAAACCCCAGTAGACGGGCTAACCAAGCCGATTGGTGAGCTGTCTAAAGTTGAATTTGTGATCGTTAAACCCGATTGAATAGGGTTTGTGGTTGCGTAAAAGGGTTTACCTTGCCCTATAAAAGTATTAAAACTACCATCTAAATTGAAATATGCCTGAACAGGCAGGATATTTTGGTCAGAAGTCAGGGCAGGATTGGACATATTAGTAAGGTGTGCAAGTTAATAAAATGACATCGCCTGCTGACATATTCGCAGCAGCTCCTGTCGTAATTGAAAAACTTGTCACCGTTACCGATGTTGACGTACTAGCAGTTTGTTGCAAAAACAAAGTAGTACCGCCTGTGACATCGTTAGCAGTGCACATCCAGCCATTAGGCGCTTGAGGCAGTGTGAGCGTCCCAGAGGCTGCTCCACCGCTTCCAACCGTCACCGCAAAGCAATTTGGTGTTGCGCCAGTTATCTTAGGCGCTGTACCAAATCCGCTTGCAATAATCGGTTGAGCTGCAAACGTACCTAAAGCCACCGTGTTTGGTGTGTTTGTAAATGCTACTTGATTGGTCATGATTGATCTGCCACGGGCATGACGTACAACGTATTAGCCGTCCCCACCGCACTCAGGTTAAACCCTCCAGCCGGTACTGAAATAACAGTCGGTTGAGACATGGAGATGCCAAGCACAAAGGATGAACTTGTATTTCCTGCTGTCGGCAACACGGCTGCGGGTGCAGTAATGCTAGTAGGATTCAAAGGAGCGATGGAAATAGCAATCGGTGTAGAGCCAGTATTAAGAAAAGCGCAATAGTTGATCTGGTCGTTACCCACTGGGGTAATGCTCAGAGAACTACTGGCTGTCGTTGTTACTGCGACCGCATAGGTTGGGCCTATCGGTCTGTATACACTGGTATTTGCCATAATTACACCGCAGTAGTTGGGAGGATTTGACCTTCTAACCGATCTACACCAAGAATGTAAGTTCCTGCTGCTGGTGTAGCAGATGAACCTGTGCCATTGGTGAATTGAATAGAAAGAGTATTTGCAGCAGAAACCCACACGTTTGCAATACCCACACCCGTTGTTTGAGCACCATTGAAAGTCACGTTAACAAAGTCGTTAACTTGCAATCCTGCAATGGTAAAAGTTTGGGTGGCTTGAGTTCCGCTAACTGCTGATGGTGTTAGTGATGGAAATACAAGGAAAGAATTGAGGATGTTTCCTCTGAGAATAGTGGTCTGTAGAGCCATGATTTTCCCTTAAAACTTGATTAATTGTAACGATAAATAAAGAAAAAGCCACCCCTTTTGAGGGCAGCTTTCCCCTTGTTTTAGCAACGATTAGCTGAAATCGTAGCCATAGACATAAACGTCACCTGTGCCAGTAGCGCCAGATGCTGTGGTTACGTCAACATACAAAGTTTGGTTGTTGTATGCTGTGCTGGTTGATGAAACATCAACATAAGCAGTGCCCAAAGTCGCTGCTGAAAGAGCAGAGATTTGAGCAGTTGTCAAAGCACCAAACAAAGATGAAGGTGAACCTACGTTTGTAGTAGTAATACCCAAAGCAGCTGATGTTGACAAAGTAACTGGTGAGCCGCTGTTATTCACGTTGGTCACAATCAGTTCTTTTGGCATATAAGCTGTAGAGTTAACTACTGGAGCAGGGGTAAAACCTACTGCATTTAAGTTCACACCCTTGGCCACGGCAATCAGACGCAAAGCCTGGTTTGTCGTGACGTTACTTGGGTGTGCCGATACTGTGGTTGCTGGTCCTGGATTACTCATTTTTAATTCCTTTCAAAATTAAGCTGCGATACGGCAAGCAAGTTCAGGATAGAGCGGTGCCCAACCATAAAGTACATCAAGTCGTGTCGGTATGCTGTCATTATTGCACTCTGTTACTTTCAGCTTTCGCTTACTGACCCTTTCGGGCGGGAATGTCTCTTCGGACTTTCCTCAGTGGCTTCCTTTGTTATACCACTGTTCAGACTATCGCATCATCCCTTGGGATGTCCTCTCACTTAGTCGTTCAGGCTGCTTTCGCTTGCCCCTTGTTGTCCACTTCTGGAGTTTCAAGTCAATCAGAGAAGATTTTCCGTAATACCTTCCAGTATTAGGCCACCAATGCAAACTTTTCATCGTTTGCAACGTTAATGGTATATTGACGAACAACACGCATTGAAAGACCCACTTCCTTGTCGCTTGCACGACCTGCAAAGTGAACACCCTCTGGCAACTCAAGGTCAGCCACTGCCAATGTAAATGCATTCCTATGGAAAAGCATATTTTGTGGTGACAAAGTACCTGTGTTACAGAAAGGAGTAACTGTAGCGGTTGTAGAAGTAGAACCAATCACGATTGTGTTTTGGAACTGACCACCGACAATAATAGCAGGGCTAACAGTAATGTTTGTAGCAGATGTACCAACAGTTGTGGTTGACTGAACTACGAAATTACGGAGCTTGCCTGAACCATAGGCTTGGCGGTTTTGTGGGTTGGTTGCGTACAGACCAGCAATCTGGATAACGTCACCAGCGTTCAATGTAGAAGCAGCAGATGCAGTCAATTGGATTGTGGAGTATTGTGCCCAACCACTTGTCAAATATCCAACTTGTCCAGTTGTAGATGTTGACAATGTGTTACCAGAGTAGGAGCCAAAAGTTTGGCTTACCACGTTCTGGTCTAATTTCCAGTTTGTACCAGCAGAATCACGACCCATCAAACCTTTACGGTATTGCTCTGCGATGGCTTCTTGAGGCATGAACAGACCTTTTAAGCTGTCAACGATTGTGGCAGATGTAAAGGGTTCAACGATACAAGCTCTGCGACCATCTCTAGGTGCGCCTTCAGCATCAAGATAAGCACCAGCGGTTAAGTAGGTGATCAATCCTGTTGGAGGTGTTCCAGCAGTACCAACGATGTTGGCAGTTTGCAGGGCAGCCATTTGCAGACCATCACGGTCAATCTTATTGGCAATTGCAGCAACGGCAGGCTTGAGCACACGGTCACTAAACATATCGAGTGACAATGCCAAGTCTTGAGTTGTGAATTGTGTGTCCACATGGAATTGAGTAGAGAGAGTAACGGGAACTGATGTTTCGTTAAAATCTTCTACGTTCAACGCTGGTCCAGTTGTACCAATAAAGCGTCCAGGTCTACGGACGTTCACGGTGTTACCAATCTTTCCACCAACTACAGCGAATTGGTCGTCATAATTGCGGTCGACCTCCGACGTAAATGTCAACTCGTTCTCTAAAACCATCAAAGCTTCGTTGGTGATTTTTGAGATCGTCAATAAATTATTAGCCATAATGTATTACTTTCTTCATTAAATTTAAAAATCACCTAATCTTTCCAGCTTTCCGCAGTTCTTTCCATTGCTGAATTGTCCCAGTAAACTCACCTTCGGTGGTTATCGGTACATCAACATTAGAACCACCTCGAATTGGATTGATAGGTGGCGGTGCATTACTCTTTCTCACAGCAGGCTTAGGTGGTTCTGGGGCTTTTTCAAGCCTTGCTTCCAATTTCCCTAGCTCTCTTAAAGCGCTTGCAGTAGA